CGAGGGAGTTATTTAGAGAGCCACTATAAGGCGTGCAGCTCTGCGTTTGTGGTATCAGGCTACAACAGAATACGAGTCCACCTCAAAGTCGGAACCTTCGAGTGAGTATTCGTTGTAGGTGTCTACGGTAACGTCCGGACAATGCAATAGGATAAGAGAATGTACATTAACACCAAGGCTCCAGGTTTTAATGTTCTCTTCTATAGCCAATTGAGATGGAATTGAAACACCAAATTTGTCTGCCATCAACATACGTGATGCCTGTGATACAGGGACATTTAGTTTTTCAGTAACATTCATAGCCTCTATTCCTGATTTAAGTTGTCTTTCCCAGAATCCGGAGAAAGATTTGTCGATAATTTTACCGACGTTGTAACTGCGTGTTAAATATAATAAACGACTAGCTAGAATATGCACGATGGGGCAGCCGGCACATTGAAATAACATGCTCAATGCTTTAACCCTAAGTAACTTCATCTTAGTCTTATCAGATGCTTTAAGATATTTGGTTTGACACCAGCCAAAATTACATAGAATTTTGATCGGATCTACAACGTTTCTGCACTCGTTGATATCGAAAATGTTCTGACAAAAACCTGCTGTTTCCAGTGAATAATGCTCGTCTAATTTAACCATACAGCCCATGGTGGCAAATACATTAGGATCAAAATTGCAACACGAATCAATCGCGAACAATCCGTCATCTCCTTCAACTACCCCCACGGTTTCAATGTTTTGAATGTGGCACGCAAAACGCATAAGACAATAGTTGATTAAACCATTGCCCAAAGATGTCGACATTTCTCCTGACATCCTTCTAGCATCAATATAACCTGAGAAAAATTTGTTTTTAATTATGTTTCTACCAGAAACCACCGTCTCCATAAGTCTTAGGACGTGGTACATGTTGGTGTTAGTTTTACCAACAATAGATCGGTAAACGAAATACTCTATTTGTTTAAACATTTTAGGAGATAGATGGGCTTCGAAAGATGTGTAGTCAGTGGCTAAGTACTTAAAGCCTGGTTTGAACAATCTCTCGTAGATATATTTAGGTCTATCTTCAACAGGGACATGTTTAATAAAAGCAGGATGCTTATAAACTACTTCTTCTATCTTTTTGATAATCGGGCCAAATATGACCTTCGCCTCATCCACACGTGCGTAAATACCTCGCCCATGTTTAATTCCAGGATAGAATTCGTCTTTCATAAACAACTTGACAATAAAGTTTCGTTTATCTTCTATGGTTACAATTTCGTCATAAACCTTTCGTAGCTCTTCCTTCCTCCACTCTGGATAATTAGTATGGGAAAGCCATTCTTCAAAGTTTATTTCTTCATTGTATTCTAGTGTTTCTCCTTGAAATTCAGGAATTATATGTCGGTTGACAAAACGCTTGAATTTTCTCCAAAACCCTTTCATAGTTATATCAGGCAGTTTCCTACCTGCTCTGTGTTTTGCTCCATTCCGTAACATCTCTGGCCAGTTACAATCTGGATGCGGATACACGGCTCCCCCCAAAAATACGGGCAAAGTGCAAGCTTGAGTACGGCGTTGCATTGGAGGAGGAGGTTTTACCTCAACGTTCATCTTCATACCTACTCCGTCCGGGACGGGGAGAGGATATTTTTTCAGTATGAAGGTATCGTTCGGGCGGTATCCTAATAGTATCCGGGACCCACCCGGAGAGCGTTTTTTCGTTCCCCGGAGACGGATTGTACTATTAGTTTTTGCTTGAATTCTGACGATTGGATCGCACACTCTGAAATAAAGTTGGCAACATAGATTGTATTAGCATCTAGATTTTGGTTAGTGCTGTCCAGATTCAAGAAACCATCAACATTGACTTGCGTCATTCGGGTGATGTTTCTTTCTATAATTGCTTTCCTAGACTCAGGTGTCAAGCTCGGAGCGATAGCATGGCCACACATGATATTAAGCAGTTTAGCATACTCAATTTTCATGGAGGTTTCAGCATTAGGTTGCGAATGAAGAAGATGTCTACCAGTTAACTTCTTGGTAATACCATTTACTCCATCCCAAAAATCCAATACCAATTTGCTAGTCTTCCAAGGGCGCTTGTTTTTATTCCCTTTTCCGTCAAATTCAATTTTATCTACAATACGATTATAGGTCGACCGATGGTCCTTAGTTTTAAAATGTGCTACGACCGATTCATGTTTGTACACAACATCACCAAATTTGAGAGGAACGGGCCTTACGTCCTCCCCAGGAGATCTAGAAATGGGTAACTTAGAAAATTTAACACGAATTCGTTCGCCAAAATTATTGACTAGATAATGTTTTAAAACTCTTTCTCGATCATATTTATTCAAGTCATCTCTAGCTTCATGCTCGAACAAATAATCGTATGTCTTCCTTGCCAGCTTTCCTGCGATAAAGAAAGGTTCGCCTTTAAATATGGAATCCTCGTGAGTAGAGGCGTAGAATTCCCGTTCCGTCGGCACCCAAGGGAGTAGTGCCTCAAGAGGCTCTAAAGTTGCTACATGTACCCAACAGTGGTGAAGATAATGAGAATCCCGTTCCCAATGATGATAACCTCCATCCACTATTTTTTTAATGTAATGATTCAACCAATAATGTTTCAGTTCAACGTCGTCTAGTGAATTGATCATGTTGCGTTTATTAATGGGCATTTCAGTTAGTCTAATAAACTCTAACCAAATTGCATAATATTTCGTAATCTGACCAAGACTCCATCCTATTTTTCTCATCCAATTATCGGTGTCCAAATCAACCTTTCGTAATTTTGAGATAGCTTGTAATAAACGTTGTTGGTTAATATTTCCATTTCTCCAGTCCCTATGACCTAATAGGCCCATGGCAGGCGCTGGTGGCACAATTTCCCCTTCGCATTCATTATTAACTTCCTCTAACACAACTAACAGCTGATCTGGATTGGTACACGTCTGAGAAACTTCACTGCATTCCGCATTATTATTGTTTCTCATATTTGTTAACAAAGCCACAGAATTATCGATTTGTTTCCCACACATAGATAAAGCTTGTTCAAACGTTTCAACCAAACGGACATTGTCTTCCTCTTCATCGTCGACGGCGCTAGCCTCAGATTCAGAGTATAAAGATAAGACGTTGTCAAATTCAGTCATCCAGTCATTGTAAGCTTCTTGCTTAGTGTGTTTATAGGCTCGTGCATCAACAAAATCTTCAAAAGACTCTTTCTTGATGTCGACATTTTCCATGGTTGTAACCCTACGACGGCGAATTGTTTGTACTTCCTCGGGGAACTCAACACGCGAGCCCATATCTAAAGGAAGAAGTAAATTGTTCACAGGAGGAGGCTTAGGAACCTCCTTCGCAGGGACGGGTTTTGGTTTGGGTTTGCCAACCATGACGCCGATTTTGTCATCAGTAGCTCCTAAGAACTTTTGTACAACATTAGTGTTTCTCTCAAAACGTCGATCCTCATATTCTTCACGTCCCATATAACATGGTAGATCCAAATCAGAACTAAACTCTTCGATTTCGTCGTCACTATAAAGTGCTTCATCAAATTGTTTGACGTCGGGTTTTTTGAGTAATGAGGCCGCCAGCGCCTGAACATCAGGTCGCCGCTTTTCCTTCACTTCCTCCTCACTAACCGTATCGGTGCTGTCACCCACCGAGTGCTCTTCCTCTGTATCCTCATCAGTCCCGCTTGCTTGGGCTTCAGCATTCGCTTTAGCAAATTGCCTTCTATCTCGTTCTGCAGCGCGATTTATTTCTTGTTCTTGGCGGTAAAGCAAGCCTTGGACAGCTTTGCTAAAGTTATTGTTCGATTGGATCCAGTCGATTCCTAAATCGTCCCACTCTTGTGCGGTTAGAGCAGTCCAAGATAGTCGCTTGTCGGTTTCTAAACAATAAACATACAGTGAGCCTTGGTGTTGTTTGAACCAGAAATTTTTAGTAACTAAGTGATTTACATCATTAATGTCCACAAGAAAAGGCTTGAACAACAAGATGTACTTAGCTGCGCTCTGAAGTTGGTCGAGTACGGCAGGAAATTTTCCTCCACTCTTAAAATTTGCCAACCAAGACAATTTAACCCTAGGTACCCTTGAACCTGAAATTTCAAACCAGTATCTACTATCATTCGCACAGTAACCTTGGCGTAAAACCTTGTACTGTTTGATTTGCTCATGAAGTAAAACCGCGAAACCCAAATTACATGAAAGGCACATCTTCGCTACCTCCTTCTTTCCCATCATCTTAGCTTCCTTAACTAATTGTTGGATGGCAGGATCGAGTTCAATAGGTTGGTGATTATCTTTCGCATTACGGCGTTTGTTATCGGGCTTGGCTTTGCCCGCTCTCTTTCGATCGAGAGACTCGCGCTTTACAACGCTCGACTTGGTGGTCGGCACAGCCTTTGCTGCGACTACGGGGTTATCCCGCGAGAAAATAGAAGTATTAGGATCCGATTCTGACTTCAAAGCTTTCACGGGCTTTGGTTTCCTCGTCTTCTTTATTTTTAGCGAACTATTGTCATTGTTCGTGGCGGTCACAACTTTCACGGGTTGAGTGCCACTCACACTTTCAACAGATGGGGGGGAGTCTTTCAAAGAGTCTAATTGAGATTGAGTTATCTGTGGAACCGGTCTCTTGGGCGCAGGATTTGTTGGCATTCCCACCCCTAAAGGTTTTGGAGGGGGGGTAGGAGGCAATCTAGGGCTTGGAGGGGTTTTTTGAACAACTTTCTTAATCTTCTTCTTCTCGGACAACTCCTTAGGTTTAAGTTTAGAAAAATTTTCATTTTCATCATCACTCGAGCTAAGGACTTCTGCAAAAGTGCGAGTTTTAGGTTTTTCATCTTCACTTTCTCCACTTCGCTTAACAACCCACTTCTGTTTCTTTCCATAAAAATTCCAGTCAACGCTGTAGGAAAAATAACCCGTGGATCGTGTCATCAAAATAGGTGGGATACTAGCCAAATAACAATGAGATTCATTGACATCTAAAACTACCCACTCACTAACTAAGAGCGAACGCCCGAAGCAGTAAGTGCGAAATCCGTAAATGACCATGATACCCATTTCGTCTGGAGAAATGTCCATCAACCATCGTCTAAACAAATGCTGCTCGTCAGAACCCTGAGGCGTATATCTATCCTCTTCTAGTTCATAGTAATATCTAACAGCACGTGTACAGTTTTCAGGTTCATCAACAAATCTATACATAGAATCGATATCAAGAGCGTCAAACGTACATCGGTAATCGAACCTTTCTTCATAGTATCTATTGTTATCAAAGCGTGGCATATCCTTTACAGATAGAGAAGATCCAATCATTTCAAACGGCTTAGAAGAGAACAACATACAATCAGAATTAAACATAGTATTCTGAAAAGTGGTATATGCCCTCTGGTCTTCCATGAAAAATCTTCTGGCTAGCTGGGTTCCGTCCTGGGAAACGGGTTCGCATGTTCGGTATAAACTTATATCGGTCGCCATAATTGAGTCGCTAGTGGTTTTGACTCCCTATTAGCCGGAGAGGTCGCCGGGAGGGTTTTTGGTCATTGCGCTGACCTAGAATTACCTTCAATCTCTTCATTTCGGATGCATTGTATTCTGTTCTTAGCATCATAAGAACTTGGTCGCTTCTCATACTCTTCGTATCCATAAGCACAACTAACGCTTAGCCCGTTTTCCCTTTCTTTCAAGGTATCTGAATGAGTCGTTACTTCATCCATCGTTCTTCACGCGTCAGTTTGTTAGTTGGAGGCTTAATCTTGAGTATGCTATCGCTGTTCGATTATATATGAGTCAGAAAGCGCCATACTAGCACGCTGAACGTATGGAAAAAATGCGTCTCACCCCTGGGGTACCAACCCGGAAAATGAGAACAGCAGCCTTCATCCCCTCACTCAAAATATATCAGGTTCGTGTTTAAACACCACATGTATACATGGCCGAACTATCGGTCCTGAAAAACGAAGCAAGCAAACAGGCTTCCATAATGAGATTTTACCCTGTACAAAGAGGTCTGAGATGTAACCCCCATTTCTCAAGATTAATCAACTTAACATACAAAAAGCCATCTTATCCCCATTTCGCGCTGATTAGGCGCACCTCACGCGGGATGGACAGTGTGTTAAGTCTTTCACCAAGAGTCCTGAGTGGAACACTTTAGGCAGACATTTGAACAGGCTTCCCAAAGGTCGCCCCCGGCACAGCAGCCGCCGGGTTGAAAGACACTCCATTACTG